AGAATAGTGTTGTACAAGATAGTACTCCAAGTACATCTGATTTACCTGCTGTCGGAGAGATAGCACTTAACGCAAATATAAATAGTATTGGTGGCTTTATGCGAGCCAGTGATAATAGTATTGTAAAAATATTTGGCCCAGGAAGTTTATCAACACCTACTGCTACAACTACAGTTTCGGGTATATCTGAACTAGCAACTAATAGTGAGACTACTACTGGAACAGCTACAAATAGAGTTGTAACCCCTGCTGGTTTAAATGCGGTAACGGTTGCAGAACGCTCCACATCAAATAGTACTTACCTTGCGTTAGCTGGTGGAACTTTGACAGGAGTAGTTGCTGCTACTGCTGGAAGTAACTCAGCACCTTCTATACATTTTGGAGACAGCGATAGCGGAATATTTGGTGGAACTAATACTGTTAGCTTGGCTGCTGGAGGAACAACAAGATTAACTGCTGATACTGGAGTAAGTGTCACTGGTACGTTAGCTGTCACAGGAGCTATAACATCTACAAGTGATTTGACGATTGCAGATAAGATAATTCATTCTGGAGATACTAATACTGCTGTAAGATTCCCTGCTGCTGATACTGTTTCTGTTGAAACTGGTGGCAGTGAAGCCCTAAGAGTTGATAGTTCAGGGCATTTATTAGTTGGACAATCTGCCTCTGTAAATGTAGGTTCAACTACTGCTGGCTTTTTACAGATAGCATCTTCTACAGGAACTATAAATAGTTCTTTTGCTGCTTATGGTAATAATAGTAGTCCTTGCATGATTGCTATAGGTAGAAGTAGAAGTGGAACAGTTGGGTCTGCTGGTACAACATTACAAAATAATGATGTTATAGGTTTAATACGGTTTGCTGGAGATGATGGTACAGATTTACAATCACAAGCTGCTTCTATTGCAGTAGAAGTAGACGGCACACCTGGAAGTAATGATATGCCAGGTCGTTTGGTATTTAGCACAACAGCTGATGGTGCTGCTTCTCCTACTGAAAGATTAAGAATAGACAGTACAGGAAAGACTACGTTTACTGTTGATGCAAGTATAAACTCAGTAAATATTGGTAAAGGTGCAAACTCTGTTGCTGGTAATACTGTTCTTGGAGAAAGTGCTTTAGATGCTTCTGTTTCTGGTGGAAGCAATACCGCTATTGGTAAAAATGCACTAACAACAAATACTTCTGGTCAAGGAAATAATGCAATAGGACAAGACAGTTTAAAACTTAATACTACAGGAAGCTATAACCAAGCTATAGGTCGTGAATGTTTAGATGCAAATACTGAAGGAGAAAGAAATGTTGGTGTTGGTCATGCTTCTTTAAGTGGTAACACAACAGGCGATAAAAATATTGCTATTGGTTTCAATGCTTTAAATGCAAACACTACAGCAGATAACAATACTGCTGTTGGGAATCAAGTCTTAGCATCAAACACAACTGGAACTAACAATACAGCTATGGGTTCTGGGTCTTTAGATGCAAACACAACTGCTGATAATAATACTGCGGTAGGTGGTGGTACATTGGGATCAAATACGACAGGAGCAAGTAACTGTGCTTTTGGAGAAGGAGCATTAAATCAAAACACAACAGCATCTAGCAATACTGCGGTAGGTAGATCAGCATTATTAACAAACACAACTGGAACTGAAAATGTGGCTGTAGGTGCTTTTGCTTTAGATGCAAATACTACAGCGGGTAATAATACTGGAGTTGGTTTTGATGCTTTAAGTTTAAATACAACTGGGATACTTCATACAGCGTTAGGCTCTAAAGCTTTAAAAGCAAATACTACCTCAGAAAGAAATACAGCTATAGGAGCAGATTCTTTATTAGTAAATACAACAGGAAGTTCAAATACTGCTGTAGGTCAGGCAGCTTTAGCATCTAACACAA